GTTGCGCAGCTTCCGTGCTATGTTTGCGGGGCGTGGCCCGTCGAGGTTCACCACATCGGAAAGCCAAGGTCGGACTGGAACACGGTGCCGCTATGCCCGCGACATCACCGCCAGGAATACGGACAAGGCGCATATCACTACAGCCCGCGCGCGTTTCACGATCTTCACGGCACGACTGAACACATCCTTGCACGCGTTTCTGAAATGCTTGATTGCGCAAAATAGGCGTTGCAATGGTGCGCGGATTGTGTGATGGTGTAGGGGCACAAACGAGAGGATAGACCGATGATTACCGCAAACTTCCATGATGTTCGCGCGGCTGAACACCGCCACCTGACCGGGCATGACAACGACAGCCTGTCATTTGTTGGGGCAAGCGCAGGCGAATACATCACGCTTTTCGTGCCGCCCCATGTTGCCGAATACACAGCCGCCGCGTTCAACCGCGCTATGAAGGCTGTGCCGGATGGTGACGGCTGGAACTACACCACAAAGTCGGGCGTTTGGCATATCGCCTGCCCCATGCCGCGCTGCTATATCGGCCAGCATGAAAACGCGACCGGCGACGAAGATCCGAGCTTCTACTTCGCGGCTTCCGAAAGTCTGATCGGCTGCATGGACGTGATTGACGACATCGAGGCCGAGGAAAGCTGCACCGAGTGTCACGCGCTGGTCGGGGCCGAAAACTGCACTGAAATGGTGGACGACCGCTTTTTGTGCCGGTCCTGCCTTTGGGCCGAAGCCGAGCGCCAGCAAGGCCTCAAGGAAATGGCCGACGACGACCGCGCCCATGCCATGATGGAGAAAGCCAATGACTAACATCAACCACACATCCACCAGCACTGACATTGCGATGCACACGCGCGCGCAAATCGCCCGTGACGCCGGTGGCCACAGCCCGGAATGGGATGCCCCGCCCAGCGCCGACCCGTTTCTGTATATGCCGCGCAAGCCGCGTGGGTATGCCGTGTTATGGGCCGCGCTGGCAGGCGTGGTGATTGTGGCGGCTATCGTTTGGGGGCTGGCATGATACGTGACTGGTCCGCCGTTGCGCTGATGACCGCGCTTGCCGTATTCTTGGGTCTGTCGGCCTATGCCATGCTGCACGAGCCGCACCCCGTCATTCACCCTGGTTGCCCTACGGAGGCTTGCTAATGAAACTGACACACCGGATCGCAGACTTGCTGACGGGCGGGGAGTTTTCCGCGCGACAAACCGCACTAGACGCATGGGGTGAAATCTACAGGGCGTGTCGAGAGGATCGCGCTGCCGCGCTGGATGCTGAGGATAAAACGCGTCAACAGCTTCATGCCGCCAAAGCCTGCCTTGACCGCATCGCCGAGATGGAAACGCCCGGCGCAAATGCCACCGTAAAGCGCATGGCCCGTGTTGCGAGGGGCGAGGAATGAGTGACCCATTGCTGTCAGGCCCAAAGCCCGCCCTTCTGGGATGCCCGTTTTGCGGCGCGTCACCGCACTGGATGCTGTCCAAGGTGCGCCACGACCAACTGCACGGCGATCCGTATCAATATCGGATCATTGCCTGCCCGAAAGGTCACGCTCAGATCAGAAGGGGGTCAAACGACGACGCCGCGACCGAGTGGAACACGAGGGTAACACCATGACCCCCGCCCACCGCGCGACGATCCGCGCTATCACCCTGCGCCTGCTGATCGAGGCGGCGCGGCGCAGGAAACAGAACACCGGGGCATGACCCCACACCAGACACACCGCCCGCGCGTCAATTTTGGACTGTCACCAGTCGCAACGGCGGTGTCAGCCCCCGCGCCCGAAACGCAACGGACCGTAAAGCGCGGGGGCAACAGATAGAGGATAGGACGATGAGTGATGAATTGGTGAAGCGAGCAAGGGACGCGGCGATACATCTACCCCTTTCAAGAACCCTGATCGGACAACTTGCGGACCGCATCGAGGCCCTGACCGTTGAGAACGAACGCCTGCGCCGGCGCATTGCAGACGACATGCAGGAAAGCCTAGACATGCAGAGCGACCACCGCGACATGCTTGCGCTGGTCACGTCGCAGCGCGACGCGCTGACCGAGAAGCTGGCGATGGCGGTGGAGGCGCTTGATCCGTATGAAATCTTGGCGAAGCATCACGCCGCAGATGCGCCAGAATGGGGTCCATTCGATAGCGTAACCGCACAAGTCTCAATCATGCATTTGAGGAATGTGACCATCGTCCTCGCAGCCATTAAGGAGGGCGGGGAATGAGTGACATGTTCTTGATCGAAAAGCGCGGCCTGTATTATCGACCTGACGCGCGCGGATACACCGGGCTGAAATCCGAAGCAGGCCGATACAGCTTTGAAGAAGCCGCCGAGCGTGTTGGCCCAAATGGCCCTGATGGACCGCAGGACGGCATGGGAATGTGGCGCGAAGATGAGGCCCCGGAGTATTCGCAGTCCTGCGCATGGGACGTGAAGATGAAGGACAAGGCGTTCAAGGATGGTTATGCAGCGGGCCGCGCCAGCCTCACCCCCACCGACGCCGACCTGGAGCTGGCAGTCCGGGCGGCGCTGGAGGCTGCGGCGGATGTTGTGACACGGGTAACCGTCCCCGGTCAGCCTTGGGTTGGGGTGGTGGGGCGCCTGCACGCGGCGCACTCCATCCGCGCCCTCGACCCCGCCGCCATCGTCGCCAGCGTCAAGCGTGGGGAGGGGGAGTGACATGACCCGCACGCTATCAGCAATCGCCGCCATCCTCGCCTCCACAGCCACCGCACAGGATGCCCGTGTATGGCCCGGAACACCGTCCAGCGGCTATGACCCGTCCAGCGTCACGATACACGCACCCACGGCCCCTGAGGCGGTCGCAAGCGTCACGTTTCGCAACACAGAGGTCCACGCCGCCAGTGAGACGTTTGCTCTGACGTGGGAGGGCCTGACCATCACGGTCGAAATGGAGTGGCAGGTTGACGGGCAGTCCGAGCGCATCACGGTCTACCCGCCCGATGGATACATCGCCATTCCGCCGCGCGTGACGGTGCCAGAGCGTGAAACAGGCGTGGTGCATGTGTATCGGTGGCTGGGTGGGTGACCCCGCAACGCGTGACCCCCGACCGGCGAAAGTCGGGGGCCTTGGGCGAAAACGGATTTCCAGCTGGACCGCGCGGGCCGGTGAACACCCCGATGGGGCGTGTCTCAGAGCGCCTCCATCGGCGGCACGGCCTCGGCTGCGGCGCGGGCGGCTTGTTCCTGCTCCCATCGCACAACGTTCGACTGTGTGCCAGCCACGACGCCATCCCAATACGCCTGCACCATGCCGGTCAGGTCGCGCGGATTGCCGTCCTCGTCCGTGCCGTGCATCGCAACCAGATAGCGCACCAGGCGGTCGCTGTTGGTTTTGTTGTATTCCGTGCTGATCGTCGCAGACCCGATGTCCGAGCCTTCAACTGTCACTGTGATCTTCGCCATTGTCGGCCTCCTGTTCCTGCTGTTGCTGCTTCATTCCCGCGACGATCTGTGCGGCCACCGGGCCTGCGAAGATAGCCGATTGCAGGCCGTTCTTTTCGCAGTCCTTGTGCATCAGGTCCGCGATGTATTGCGCCTGATCTGGGGTTACGTGGATGGGGAATGTCGTTTGTTTCATGCTTTACCCCTCTGTGGCCAAAACGGTTTCAGCACCGTCCGGCATCAAAACGACTAGCTGCGTTTTTCCTGCGCCGTTATCTTTGGCGTAGATATTGCAGGTGTTCGCGCCAGGAGTTGTCGGGGGCGACATTTCTGTGAACTCAAGTTCGTTTGAGTTCATGCGAATTTCGCGAGAAAACTCGATAGCAGATGCAGTAAAGATAGCTGCGCGCGAGCCACCGGGTGCGATCTCCACGTTTCTGGAAGTGCCTGTTCCTGCGCCATCCGTCCCCAGTCTCAGGATATTTGAGACCCACCGCAACCCACCCCGCTCGTAGTTGCTGGCGTCGGTGTAGGTGTTGTAGAGGCGGAACTCTTGGGCATTCGCGCCATTTCGCTGGGCGAGGGTGTTGGCGGCTTCTCCCCAAATGGATGCAGAACTTGTTTCAAGGGTGCGGTCTCCAACGATCAGACCATTGACAAAAATAGTTTGATTGCCACCGCCAGTCAAAGACAACTTGCCGCTGGAATCGTAGGTCATGGAACGGCCCCCAGCGTTAAATACTTGGTTACCGCCATTTAGGCGGATAGAAGCAAAAGTTCCATTGAATATAGTCAGGTCGCCAGACCCAGCAGTTAAATCCCCACCCTTATCCACCGTAAACTTACTAACCCCGCCCACCTGCAAGTCCATCAGCATGGAGCCAGACGCAGACGCCGTGTCCGTCACATCCATGCTGATCGCGCTGAACGTGGTGCCAGCGTCGTCCCATGTGACGCTCATTTCGCTAATTTTCACGCCCATGTCAGGCCTCCACTAGAATGTAATTTCCGTTGTCGTCGAGCACCGGAGTGCCGTCATCCAGCGTGAGGGCGTTCGCAGGCACCCCCGCCCCGCCCCCGCCGATCCTGTTGATGCCAAGCCCGATACCGATCATTCCGTCACCTCGCCCGCGCACTCGCGGTCCCAAGCTAAATTCGTCCGATAGTCGCGCGCCAGATTAGCAGGCGCATTGACCTGACGCCACGATATTTCCGACCGCGTAAACCGGCGCGGTTCCTCGACGTCGCAAAACAGCGGCCCGGAATACACCGGCTTAGGGGTTGGCAGGCAAGAGCCAGCCATCAGGCACATCGAAAGCGCCGGGATCAGTAACAGTCGCATCGGATTTCCTGTCGTTGGTTATGTCGTCCACACGGGCGTTGCAGCCCGCCAGAGAACCGCGCAGGGCGTCGTTATCGACCCGCAGGCTATCCACGGTGCGCACGAGGCTGGACACCCACCACACGCCGCCCGCCAGCGCCAACACCGCCAAGGCTGATGGGCCGTAGCGTATGACGGACGCCCACCACATCACTTTTTGCCCCAGCGCGCGAACACAGCGCCCGTGAACAGCGCAGACCCGGCCAGACCCAGAGCCGCCGCGTCAAGGTCAATGATGATTTGCCCCGCCTCGGATGCGTATGTGAAACCGGGCAACATGCCCACAAGCGGCGCGATGAAATACAGCACCATACGGATGTAAACGGTGTTCATGCCTTGCCTCCAAAATATTCCGGCGCTGCCAGTGGCGCTCGCAACCGGGCGTCGCTCTCTGCGTCCTGCCGCGCCTCGTGCGACGTTTCCCGCCACTTGCCATCTGTCACCGGCCACCACCAAGATACCAGACCGAACAGCGTCACGCGGCGTTCGGCAATAAACCTGCGGTCGCGCCAGCATGTGTAGCCGTTACAGACGTCAACGATGGCTTCGCGCACTCGATACGTCATGCCTTGCCTCCAAAGATGCTTTTGAGTGCGGCCAGAAGCGCCGCCAGCCAGTCGCGCCCGCCCGTGCTGGTGATAATAGTAGACTTCGGGGCTGGCGGCCTGACATCAACGCCATACCCAGCGTCCAGCAGCGCCGCCTCATACCGCCGCGCAATGTCAGCGATCTGCGCCGCCCGATCCGTGCCGTTGACGATCCGGCGCGCGCCCACATAGTCCGACTTTTGCAGCGTGATGTATTGATCAAGCCGCTTTCCTGTAAACCATCCTTCAACCATTCCGGTGACAAGGATAGGCGCGGCAATCTGCGGGTCGCGCGCCAAGTCTGGATCGCTGATAAGGTCAACGTCCAGCGCCTTGCCAGCCCGCAGATAATTGCGCTCCCACGTCAGTTGCACATACCCGCGACCATGCCACGGATAGTAGCGCAGGTTCTTGGCCCGCCATGCGTCCGACATCCAGAACGCCTCCTCAACCGGCTCCATCGTGTTCGCGGTTTCCCAATATGCCGTTGCCAGCACATAGGCCAGTTGATTGCGATACAGCCCCGCTTTGCGCGCCGTGTCGATAATCAGCCGAGTGTCGCCAAGGTCAAGGTTCATTTGTCCGCCTTCCGCGCCAATGCGTCCTTGATCTCGGATAGCGCGGCCAAGATGTTGACTTGCTGCACCCGGATTTCCGCCAGCGTGATCGCCTCGGCCTGCCCTTGATCCTCCAGCACCTTCAGCCGCGCGTCTTGGGCCTTCACCTTGCCGTATAGGTCATCTATGCGATACCGCTGCCGCTCACGCCCCGCGATGTATGACACGACCAGACCAGCCATAAACACACCAATCGTCCACCAGTCCCGAACAAACGCCCCAAAGCCGCCGTCACCATCATACATAGCCTTATCCGTCATTGCCTAACCGCCTTCCTGAGATATACCGCAAAACACAACCCAAAGTAAGTTGTGCGATGCAAATCCACACCCACGGATGCAGGCGCGACAAATCGCCCGTGAATACCCAGCCTTGATACCAGTCAAACACAATCAGGCACAGCCCAGCACCCCAAAGAACGAATACGGTGTCCTCGATACTGTCCGCCAGCCGCCCGCCTTGGGCCAACTCAAACGCCAGATAAGCCGCCGCCACGGTGCAGGCCATGACGACTTTTGCCGGAAATTCCCCGTGCCATGCCGCGCCGATAGCACACCACCCCGCCACGACCGCCAGCCCCAGCACCATATGCCCGAGTTGGTTTGTCAGGTGGCCATACCAATCGTGGCGGAAGTTATCGGCGGCTAGGGTCATGGCAAATCATTCAACACTTGCAGCTTGCCCCAAAACTCTAGGAACGCATAGCCTTCCGGCCATGTGCTTGACTGGATGCGAATACCAATATCCAACGGTGGCACGGCTGGGTCGCTCGGATCATTCAGCGGGTCAGTTGCCCCCGGCGGTGTGGACACGCCGTAAAGCTGCGCAAGCGTCGTGGTGAAGCTGAGATTGCCGAACGTGTTGAACCCCGCCCCCTTGCCGTTGTAGCTACCCGTGCGCGTCGTTTGCCACGTCCCCGCGTTGGGGTTCCACACCGTCACCGTGTCAGTGGCAGGCATGTTTTGCAGCGTAATGGTGAAAGGCGTATTGGCGTCATACACGCTTGTCGGCATGGTCACGACGATATCGCGGAAATACTGGATATACCAAGTATCCTGCCGCTGGCGGAACGGGTAGTTGTGATAGCCCAGCAAGGTTTGCGCGGTGTTGCCAGACACGATGTAATCCCGGCCAAACCCGCCGATCACGCGGTCAGGGTCATAGAAACTGCCCTCGTCGTTGCCGTAATCAATACCGATGAATGTCGCGTTGAACACGTCATCCATGCTGTAGATTTCGCTGTCCTCATATTTGGCCATGAACGCAGCCTGAAACAACTCCGGCATGGCGTCGATCACGGGGACCAGCAGGTTCGCACCCAAGAGGCGATGGCCGATTTCATCGACGTGCAAACCGTCCGTGTGGCACCCCATGCGCGCGACCGTGAAAAAGTCCAACTCGCCAAGCGTCTTTAGCTGCGCATCGCCCGACGCCAACGTCACAAGGTAATCGTTCATCTGCTGCAAAACATACATTTTGCCGCGCGCCGTCGCGCCGATATCGTTGTCGAAATACAGCGGATGATTGGAACACCGATCAGACCCACCAGTCCCAGACGGAACACCAGGCCCGATATTCGCGTGAAGCTGGGGAATGACAAGGCGGTTCGGGATTGCCGTTTCGGTGCCGTCTGGCGTGATAACCCGGCGGTCCCAGACATACTGGCGGATGAAAAACACAGGCGCGCTTGTCGCGGCCTTGATGGCGGTCACGAAAGCATCAATGGACGCCTTGGCCTCAGCAATCGTGTCTGACGTGGTGAAAGCATTGTTATAGCCAAGCGCCACGATAACCGCGTCACACTCGGAAAGCGCGGCCTTATCCACCTGGTCGATGTTGTTTCCTGCCGCATCCTTCCAGAAGTTGTTGAGCGCCGTAGTGAACGATGCACCGCCGACCGCGAAAATCTGAAACTCGCAGTCCACACCGACTTGCGAAATCTGGTCTTGCAGCGCCTTGGGCCACGGATAGGACCGCCCCGGCGCGACAAGCGACAAGCTGTCACCGATAACCGCGATGCGTGGGCGCAATGGCCGCAGCCCGTCCAGATCGCCGCCGATGCTGTCGTATCCCGTCTCTGCAATGAGTTGGCGATTGCCAGCCGTAATCACAGTGCCATCCGGCCATGCCCCGCCATCGTCCACAGCCGCCTTTAGCAGCGCCCGCGTGGCAAAGTTGGTGTTGCCCAGAATGGTCAGGGGATAGGTGTAGAGCGCAGGCGACACGCCCACGGAAACGACATATTCGCCCGGATTGACCCAGAACTGATACTCCCCCGCCGGGTCCGTCTCAGCGTCAAAAGGATTGGTCAGCGTCGTGCTACCCGTGGAGGCCGCGTAGAGCGTGGCCAGCGAATTGTCAGATGCCAGCCGAACCTCAATCTGAGCGCCCGGAACCACATCGCCCGCGTCGTTCACTGCTACGTTTTTTTCAGTCCCGCGCGCGGTCATGTGTCGTATTTCCTTGTGTCGATTACATCAAAGCGGCCCTTGCCCACGCACCGCCGATTGCCGCTGGATAGCGTAACCCACGCCTCGCAATAGTGCGACCCGGCAGGCAATGCCGCGCTGGCCACGTTGCCCACGCGCACGATAAAGCGGCTAGGTGTAGCAGGGTCAACGCCGCCGCCTGTCAGGGATGCCGAAAAGATAGGGTCGCCAATTGGCTCGCCCTTCCAATTCTTTTGCCACACGTCGAACGTGATTTCAGACGCCCCGGAAAAGTCCGCGTCCTGCGCATCCTCGAAGGAAAAGCGTTTCGCCGCGCCCTGTGCGATGCACCCGTAAATCTCTTCCACGCAGCAAGACATGATGTCGATCCTTATAGCCTGCTCTGCATCGTCATTCACAGGTATAACACAAAACGGCAACGCGGGCACAGTTGGAATAACCGACCGCCCCGACGCCCTCATTCCGGCACCTTGACGCAGGCGCGCTTTGCATCGGCCAGCCGGTCATTGGCGATGCGCACGGCCCGCCGATATGCCGCCAAAAGGCGTGTCTGCTCCGGGCACTTGCGCACCTTCCCTTTGGCCAGCTTGTCCTTTGCCGCCACTAGCTGACCTTCCAGCGCGGCCACCCGGCTTGCCTGCTTTGCCCCATAGGATTGCGACTTTTGCGCCGCATCACGCAGCCCGTCATTCTCTGCCCGTTGTGCATCCAGCTTGGTTTGCAGGTCTTTCGCCCGCCGTGATGCGGCTTCCAGCGCGCTTTTGAGCGTGGCAATCTGGTCCTGTAAGTCTGTCGTATCGGTCATGTCGTGCTTGCCCCGCCGTTTGCGATTGCGATGCCGCCTATCAGCACATCGCCGCTGATGGCGTTCACCTGAAATTCAGTCACATCCCCTGCTGGCAATGCCAGTGTTCCCGACGCTGTTCCGGTCGTGGTCAGGACCAGCCAAGATGCCTTGTAAGCACCTGTCACAAAGTCAACGAACACCTGAAACTGTCCTACGCCTGACGTGATAGGTATTTCGAAAATGTTTGTGGCCGTTGCGAATGTTCCGTCGCCAACTGCAATGCTTACCTGCCGCGCTGTTGACCCGCCGGTGTTGTTCATTGACAAATTGACGACGACGCCCTGCCAACCAGTGAAGCCGGAAAACGTCGCTGTTCCAGTGCCTATCGTAGGCAGAATGACCTTTTGCGCAACCCGTGGGGCATTGGCCGCGCCCTCTGCAATCGCAGACGGGTTTTCAAAGAACGCCAGCGCCTTTGCGCTTGTCATCGGCTCGCCTGGTAGCAGTCCGTTTGGGTCTAGTTCTGTCCAGCTTGCCATGTCGTCTCCTATTGCAGCAGGTAGGGTTCCGACCCATCCGGCATTTTGCCCGTCGCGTCATCGGCAAACCAGCACCCGTTCAGCTTTTCCGCGTCCGTGGCGTCAGCGTAGCTTGGCGCGTCATTGGCCATGATTACCGCGAATTTACCAACAAAACGGTAGCTTTGCAATTCAACGCGCAACCGTGTGCCGTGAACCGGCTCATCAACTCCGATGATTTGCCACCGCGTCGTGATCGGCTGTCCCTCGCTGTCTCGGATGTATCGCGTAATCAGGTCCACAACGTCACCGATCTGCGCGTCACTGTCCTTGGCGTCGAGATCGACAGTCAGGTATTGCGGGGGAAGGCGGTAGCGCAACAACAGGGAAGCGCCCACGAGTAGCGCGTTGCCGAATGTCTGCGTCCATCGGGAAAAGATAGTGTTCTCGAATATCTTTCCGCCCGCCACGTCTACCTGCTCGACCTCGGTATCCACGCGGATGCGCCGATTGGCGTAGTTCAATTCATCGGTAAGGCTGGCAGTTGGCACACGCGGGCCAAAAAACACGCTGACCCGCGTCATACGCTCATCGGCCACCGTCTTGCGCGACAGGCTGGCGATATTATCTTCATCGGTCCATTGCAGCGGTGTTTCGCGTGGCGGGCGCACAGCCAAGAGCGGGATGGTCTGGCGGCGATCATCCCAATAGATGCTAAACAGACCGTCACGGCACAACTCGCCCAGCACCTTGTCCACATCCACAGGCTCGGGCAAGGTCGTGTCGGCCTGTAGCGTAGATGTATACGTGCCGCCCTCGTCCGCCCATTGCGCCGTGTCGATGTAGCTGGATTTAACCGTGGTGTGGTCTGTCAGGATGTATTGCGCCACCAGATACAACGGTTGCGCCACATGCCGCGCGCAACGCTGCACCGCGTCATTCAGGCTGTGCGATGCCGCCTCGGTATTTAGCACCCCGCGTTGAACGCCTGTCAGGGTAAATTCCGGCGCGGTCCCGGTCCAGCCGGTGTAGCTTAGGATTTCATCGCCTATCGCGGCAAATCGCGTCGATCCCGTGTTGCCCAAGTCCAGCGACAATTCGCTTTCGTTGCAGATCACCGGGATTTCGGTTGCAACCGCCGTGATATCGTCGGCCAAATCAATCTGGGACGTGGGCGGATACTTGGCATTTTTGCCCCGCACATCGTCCAGTGGGTCACGGCATTGGATGGTGTAATTGTCGCTGCCATCCGGGCCGTTGACAACCTCAACGTTAAACCGCCGCGACTGCATGTCGCCCAGCGCCTGACCCTGATAGCCCTCGTATATCACCGCCTCAAAACCCGGCGTGAAAGTGTTGCGCGCCGTGAACAGCGACCAGAACCCCACAGCATCGCGCGCGGGCCGGTCGCTCAGATAGAAGTCGCCCACATGGTCATCCCAAACGCCATTCGACACGCTGATAGAGGCCGTTGCGCGCCGTCCAAGCGGGCTTTCGCCTTCACGGCTTGCACCTGGGTTAATGCGGCTTGTCGTCGTCGTGACGCTTTGCAGGATTGGAATGGCGTTGGTTTTGATCGTGTTGCTGTCGGTTTCCTCATACAGCAGGCCGGGTTCATCTTGGGGCCGTGTAAACCGCCAAGTTATGCTGCCGTCCGTGTTGTAATTCTCGGTATCGCCGCAGGTCGTATAGGTCTGGTAGCACTTCGGTGTTCCCGTGGCGCGACAGCCCGAAAAGGTAATCGTCGTCTCATAGAACGAAACTGTGCCGATTGTGCCGTTAAAGTCCGCCGTGCTTTCCCCTGCTGGCATGGTGCCAGATGCAAACCCGATACCGCCATCACCCGCGCCCGCCCATGACGCAAGCGGGAATGACCCGCCCGACGCGGTATTGTCGGATTGCAGCAGAAACTCGCCGTCCGTGGTGCGCACTGTCAGGCGCGCAAATGCTGTGGCAGGCACCGCCTCAACGATGATGTTGACTGTTAGGCCAGCGAATTGCGCGACCGGCACTCGGATCATTGCCGTGTTTGCATCGCCGCCGTCAGCGCCAGACCCGGCCCGCCACACCAATTCCGTGCCAGTGACGCCTAGAAAGCTGCCCGTGCCGCCGCCGCCCTGCTCCCAGATTACGCCCAAGGGTGACGCTGTGAATGTCACGTCTGTGGACGCCACAATGGGCTGTGTCGCATCGAACACCGATGCCAGCACCGTATCGCCATCGTCCGCCGTGTGCAGCGCCGTGCCAAAGCTGGAAGGAGTGTAGACCCCAAAACGGTTGCTGCATCGCGGCTGGATCAGATCCACCACGACAACAGGTTTCCGCCCGTATGTGTCCTTGTCAGCCATTCAGGTCTTTGACCCCCATGCAGCGCAGCGTGACCGCCGTTGATACTGCCTTGTTCGGGATTTCCCGCGATGCCGTGACCACATCCCCGCACATGGCATAAGCCAGTTCATTCGGGTAATCGTCGGGGCGCGCGGCAATGAAGAAAGCCGCCCCCTCGCCATTCGCCCACGCCTTGAACGCCTGAAAGTCCGTCTTGCGCCAAGCCTCGGATGCGTGTTGCATGGTCAATTCAAACTGCAATCCGCGATCCGTCGCCGATCTGCCAAGCCAATTCCCGCCCACGCTAACGGTGTTCTCGAATTGCTTTTGGTCGCCTTCCGTGATCGGCTGGCCCACCCACGTAAACGGGCGCGGCCATTCATCCGCCAGACCCACCGATATGACGCCAATCGTGGGGTTGCCATCCGCCGCCAGTATCCGCACCCGCACCGCCTCAACCTCGCGCGTGGACATAAGCGCCAGGATAGGCGCATCGTCGTCCGGCATGATGTTGAACAGGCCGGGGAAGTTGACCCAATCCGTGCCGTCGAAGTATTGCAAATTCACCGTGGCGTTCTGCGTCCCCAAGTCATGCCGCGCGATGCCGATAAAGCTAACGTCAGTCGCCGCCGCGAATGTCAGAACCCAGTTCGCAGGCAACGCCGTGGGTTGCCAGTAGCTATCCGTCCGCACCGTGCCCGCATTGGCCGCAGCAAAGCCCGCCGCCTCCGTGGTGGCCGTGATGGTCCCTGACAGGCGTTGCCAGCACACGCGACCGTGGTTGAGCGGGTAGGTGTTGCCGGTGAAGCTGGTCTCGATAAGAACTGTCATACCAGATGCACCCCCCATTTTGCCAAGTGCATCGTGAAATCCTCGGAAGGATATGCAACGACGCGCCCGCCCACAAACTGGACGTCCGCAACCTCGGCACCGGCTTCGACAAGATCGGCCCATTCATCTGCAAAGGCCTGCCGTTGACCGTTCGTCCATTCTTCCATTGCATCGCTCAGCGCGCGCAACGCCCTTTCATGGCGCAACTCGACCTTGATTGTCTCCACGACTGCCATCAACTCGCCCTCACAATCGCGTTCAGGTCATACCCCTGCCTATTGGCCTCAACCATCGTATCCACAAGCGTTTGCACCGCCTGCAACTGCGACGGGCTAGCGCCGATCATGTCTAGCTGGATGTTCTGCACCGGGCGCGCGGCGGGTTGACCGGCTGCGCCCGCCGTGGCCGCGCCTGCACCGCCACCAGCCCCGCCAATTTGCTGAGATGCAATGCCAGCGATAAGAGAACCTGTGCGCGCCAGGGAAGCTGCGGTAAAGGCCGCAGCAACAGGTGGGCCACCAACCTCCATACCCTTTTCCCACGCCTCAACAGCGGCTTTGTATCCGCTAATCGTGGCCTCGGCTATCGCCGCTGCCTTGCCGATCTTGAACAGCTTTTCATTCTCGCTGCTCATTAACGAAGCCAGATCACCAAAAGCACCCTGCACAAGCCCCAAACGCTGCGCCTGCGTCAACTCTTCAATGCGGCGCATCTTTTCGGCGTGTTCTTGCGTAATTTCCTCTTCCGCGCCGTAACCTTCGGACAGCAGATTGAGGCGGTTGGCAAACCCTTCTTGCAAAACCTCGGCAAGCCGCGCTTGCTTTTCCATCTCGATCTCTATTGCCCGCGCGGATGCGTCGGACATAAAGCCCAGAGTGTCAGCGCCTTCGCCGCCGTCCACATCGGTATCGCCGCCACCGCCGACAAACCCGCCAAATTCATCGGCAATGCTTGGACCTGTATTTATGCCAAGACCCTGAAAAATCTGACTTGGCGATTTACGCCCATCGCCGCCAGCGCCTTCAAGAGACGGGTCTTTGTCAAAAATGCTTTGTTCAGTTGACCCTGTGGTTATCAGTCGCTTCCAGTTGCCGTAACCTTCAATGGATGCGTTGATAACCTCCAAAACCTTGCCCATTGCCTCTGCGACTTTAATCAGCGCGGGTATCCAAGTGTCAGTGATACTATCGACTAGGGCCGAAATCTCTTCCTTGTTGTCAAGGATGGCCTGCGTAAACTGGGTGTTGATGCTCTTGGTCAGGTTTTCCAATTCTGCTTGCAAATCGGCAGAACCCTTGACCGCATCATTTGAAAGGATAGCGCCAGCCGCCGCAGCTTCATCGCCAAAACGTTTCATTTCCGCGCCGCCGTTAGTGAGCAATGGCAATAGCGCAGTCATGTCGGAAGCCATCGCTTCCATGTAAAACGTCATTTCATTCGACGAAATATTGGCTTTTTCAAGCGACGAAATGAACAACTGCAACGCATCTGCGCTGTTCAGGTTTCTGAATTGCTCGGCAGTCACCCCCACCTTTGGCGCGATGTTTTCAAAGAAATCCTTCATCGGGCCGCCGCCGGTCGAAAGGAAATCACCCACTCGATCCGACACATCCTTCAGGATGTCAGCAAGTTTGTCCTGTTCAATGCCAACCGTCTTGGACGCCGCCGCCATGCGCTGAAACCGCTCCGGCGTAACCCCAGCCAAACGAGACATGCGCTCAATCTCGGCACCAGCATCAGCCGCAGATTTCGCAAGGTTGTATCCGCCTATTGCGGCAACCGAAAGCGCACCAGCAACCACAGCTCCGGCCTTGGCGACGCGCATGGACATTTGCGCGGCACGGTCACCAAACCCGTCAACGCTTTTCGCACCAGAGCGCAATCCTTTTTGCAGCGCGCCAATATCGGCACTGACCTTGACTGCAATATCACCGACTACTTTGGCCATTCTTTGCTTTTGCCTCTTTCAGCAGCCGATACAGATCAGCTTGGGTATCCTTACGCTTCAAAGCCTCTTTCGGCATTTTGGCCCTGATAACCCACCACACTTGACCGGGCGACATGTTCCAAAAGTCCAGCGGCGAAATCCACCCATGACCAACGCAAAGATCATGTAGCGCCTCTACGATCCCGCCGCCTGCGCCTCCCCCGGCTCGTCGGCACCCTCAGCCAAAGCGCGGGCAATCGGCGGCGACATGATGGATAGCAGCGTGAAAATCGCACGCTGGACGCCCTCAGCCGCGTCTGAATTGCCATCCGCAAAGTCCTGCATGATGCTCAGATAAATTTCATCAGCCGAAACCCCAGCCCCAGCGCCACGCAACGCAGCCGCGTAAGCCATCGCCAAGCGCGGATAACTTGGCCCCCCAGGCTGCAACAAAATCTGAACAGCCTGACGCGCACTGTCGCCACGAATTGCATCCTCGATCTGCGCCACAACAGGCAACATTCGATTGGCTTTCAGCGTGTAGTCCACACCCTTGTATGTCAGGGTTATATCCTGAAACCCATCCATCACGTTGCAGGCGTCCATGTGTGCGCGCCGCTACGAACGATGGTCGCGGTAAAGGTTACGGCCTCCTGATACTGGCCGGTCTCGACGTAGTTCGTCAGGATGAACGTGCCTGAAATCACGTCACCATTCGGACGCTCAAGCGTCAGGTCAGACAGAAACTTATCAGTGTCGTCGCCGCTGAAAGCCAAGTCCGACAGAACGTCGTCGTCGGTCATACCTTCAACGCTGATTTCAAGCGTCGTGGTCGCGAACTTGTCAGACAGATACGTTGTCTTGCCCTCGTCGTCATCGTTGGTCGTATCGATCAACGTGCCGTTCCATGTGATGCTTTTGCTGCGAACAGACGCGATAACCGTGCTGTTCTTTTTTACCGCAAAATCGCGGCCCGCCGCTTGTGCCATATCAGGCTCCTTCTAAAGGCTCGGGCGTCTCACGACGCGCTATGTTTTCTCCAAAAGGCTGCGATATTCGCAAACCCCATGGAAGGCCCCGCGCGAAGTCTGCATGATCTGCGTATCTTCGCGATAGGTTATGATCGGGTTATACCCCGAAACCGTCAATTCTGCTAGGTGTAGAACGCCATAGATCGCGTCCTGTATCTGCCTGCATTGCCGCGACCCACCTTGATCGCTGTAAGTGTGTATACGAATGGCCATGTCAAAGCCGGTCGTGCTGTCCGTATCATTCTCGGACAAAATTAGCCCACCAAACGACACATACGGGTAAATTGCAGACGCATCATTTTCGCGCGGCCCAAAGTCAACGATGCTACCAGCAGGCACAAGTGACGTGACGGACGTTGCGCCAGTCAGCTTGATATAGATCGCCTGCTGAATATCCCATCCGCTCATTTCGCCGCTCGCTTTGCCGCGCGCGCCGCCGCCGCTTCAAACTTTTTGCCAAAAGACGTCAGGAATGTGCCCATCATCTTGCCACGCATCTTGTGAACCGATTTCAGAAAGAAATCATACGCCACGCCATCAGGTCCGTCGCCGTATTCCAGAAACCGCCAGTAGAACGCTTCTTTGCCAACCCTTACCGTGCTGGCCACGCCCCAAGGCAACGCCCTTTCGCGCTTGTGGCCGGTGACTGCCTTCATGGTGCCTTCATCTTCCGGCATGTCGCCGCGCGCGTCGTCGCGCACTTCTTTGGCCATGTCGTGAACCGTGGCGCGCATGATGTTCTTTGCCTGATTTGGCGCAATGCTGTTAAGCAACAGCTCCACATCATTAACCCCGGTGATCGTTGTGTCTACCTTCACTGTGCCACCCCGCGCACCGCTTCAATGGTTAGATACAACTCACGCCCGCCGCGCCGCATGATCCGGCTGATGTTGTAAGGCTCGCCATTCCACACAAGACGGTCACGCTCGCTTACGTCAGTTCTGTTCCTGATCTTGAACAGCCACGCGCCAGTTGCGTTGAAAGCGCCATCTTCGACGCCCTCCTTGCCATACAGCGGCTGCGGATCGGCCCACACATGCGGGTCAGTTCCAAAGTCTGCCCACGTTTCTGAAAACCCACCGCCACCATCTGCTGTGCGCGTTCTGGATTGCAGCGTCACAAGCTGGTCAAGGGGGCCGATCTTAGCCATACCAGCGCGCCCTTTCCGTGTTGATCAGGGCGTCATATCCATATGGGATATTTCGCATCCCTGCCTCGGTGGCGTTTTCCCTGTTCTCATACCAGTGCGCCACGAGCATCTTGATTGCGTGACGCAACGCGGCTGGAACGTCAGAAGGCAAGTCGCCGTATCCAGCCTCATACTCAATCCAGATGGCGTCCGGGCGATCCTGCGCATCAGGCCAAGAAAACCCCGGCTTCGGCGTTACCCGCGTTGCATTTCCATTACCAAAAACGTCAAAGTCAGTCAGCGTCGCGTCCTGCTCAACGCCGTCCTTATCGTAATACGCAATCTTGGTAACGGACTGCACCGGGCCAATGCTGAGATACGCCACGCCCGGATTGACGCCAAAGTATTGCCGCCACTTCTGGGTAATCATTGCCTTGCCAAGCGTGCCAAGGCCGTCAGTCATCGCCACGGCGGCATAGACCAGATCAGAGATATAAGCGTCCTCTGCGCTGGACGTAATGCGCAAGTGCATCTTCGCATCACAGACCGACACAGGCAAATCTGCGGCATCCTCTATGCGTTCTAAGGCTTCATGGCAACGCAGCGGCTTAACCATTTTCAGGCATCCTTGACGGCGCGCTCAGGCTTGCCTTTGGCTGCTGTGCGAATAGGGGTCGCTTGCCCCGCCTCGATCATGCGCATTGCCTCCGCATCTGGCACGTCGATTTGATCACCGGCATTTTGTGCGCCAGCGGGGCCGGATCGTGATACTAGCAACCTGATTTTCATTCTGGCCTCCTACCTGCTTTGGAAAGGGGGCAGTTGCCCGCCCCCTCGCAAAGCAGATCAGCCCATCACGAGATGCTTGACCGCAGCGGTATCGGCCAATTCACCGTCGAAACGGATGTAGCCTGCAACACCAAAACCGGGCCAGAAATCCTTGTCTTGGATTGCCCCGATCAGCGGCGCGCCAACCTTGCGGACGTAGTATTTGCCGAAATCGCCAAACACAATCGGCTTGGTCGTGGTGGCAATCGACGCCATCGCCTGATTGATGCTGTAGGCATAGCCCAGGATGTTGCCGGGAACGCCCTGCTGATAGTTGCCCATCTGCCAGAGATAGTTACCGTCACCGTCTTTCAGCTTGCGAATGACCGCCAGCGTGGCGTCATTGAACATGAAGCGCACCTTCGGACCCATGCGATAAGCAGGATCGACCGAGTGTAGCAGGTCAATGATTTCGTCAGCGGTAATGGCCGTGGCCGATGCCGCCTCCTTGCCTTCCGTGGAAGCCGTGACGATGCCGTTGGGGGCGCTCGACCCGGTTCCGGTGGTCAATTGCAGGTTGGCAATTCGGCCCAGACGCTCACCCAGCAGATCGCCAAGGATTTGCTCCATGGCGAAGATGCTGTCGTCGGCCAGCTCCTTGGAAACCCGCAGCCATTCGGTATTCCACGCGTAGGCGTCCAGTTGCTTTTGACCGAACGTAACATCCTTGCCGCCGTCGTCGGTCAGGGTGGTGCCTTCGGTGTGCGCAACCGGCGTCACCGCCGTGTCGTTGACGGTCGGCATGGTCAGGGTGCCGCCGCCGCTGGTGGTGATCACGGTGGCGATGTTTTCATCATACATCGGCCCCCATGCCAGCATCGATTTGACCAGAATGTTCAGCAGCTCGGTCGGAACGGTGTAGCCGCCAGCCGCATCGGTCGTGGTCTGTGCGCGGGCTTCCACGCGCTGATACCCGGCTTGCAGGATTGCACGAGCTTCCGCGTCCATGTTGCCCAAATTGCCCTGCGACCGCAGATACTGGTGGAACGCAGTGCGATAGTCCATCTGGTCGGCGCTGTCACTGCCGCGTGTCTCACCTTCTAGCGTCGGGCGGCGTGTTTCGTCCACCTGATCCATGCGCTCTTCGATCCGACGCTGTGCGGCGTCCAGCTTTTCGCGGCGGTCGATTTCCGCCTCAATCCGGCCAGCCTCTGCCAGCGCGCGATCAACGGACTGTTCCGCCTCGGTGCGCTCTTCTGGGGTTGCGTTGTCTTTGATGCTGTCCAGCATCGAACGGGCCTCGGTCAGCGTGCGCGCCGCCTTCTCCCGCATTTCTTTCAGATCAGCCATAAGGGCCTCCATCTAAGGGACTGGACGCTTCACAGCGTTCAATCAAGCGCTTGCCCAAGGCGCGTGATTAGGGCGAACAGCGGGAGCCGCCGTTACCGTAGCAACTTGCGCTTCATGCGAAGCCGCCAAAGCTGCAAATCTTCTTGGACCTCGCTGCGGTGCTCGTGCAGCGCGCGCAATCCAATCTCTGTGCCATTATACTGCGGAGTGGTCACGATTGAAACATCATATAAAGACGCCTCTTTGATAGTCCGCTTTGGAATGTCGCCTTTGTCATCCCATTCTTGACGCTCAGGCCAGAATGCAAACGACATTTTGTCGAGATCGCCGCGTTTCATTTTCGGCACAATGCGGGAAACGTCAGGATCTGAAGTGTCCAATTCCGCTTCCATGTAAAGCCCGCGATCATCTTCGCGCAATGTCAACGTGCCAGAGCGCGAACGCGCCAAAGGCAGCCCATCGTGGTTAATCAGAAAAACCACATCGTCGCGCCCGATTGCCGCCTCAAATGCGCCTCGCTCGATCACCTCTATGAACATTCCGCCCACGTTGGTTTCCTCGCCAAACACAGCGGCGTATCCAGCGACCTTGACGGCATCGCCTTCCGCGCGGATTTCAGGCGCAGCCGACATTCTGATTTCTTTATTCATCGCCTTCACCCTCTTCCGCTTGCGCGCCAATCGGCATTGTGCCGCCCTGCATGAAAATCTGGTCAGCCTCTTCGTGATATGGCGCGTTTTCCATCTTGGCAGCATATGCCGGGGTATAGATGCCGTTCTGGATTGCCGTGCTGTGCGCCTCCATGCGGGTCTTGATGTCGCCGCGCAAGAGACCGTCAACGCTGAACTCCACAAACAGGTTAGAACCGCGCGGGAACAGCTTTAGGTTCAACTCTTGTTCGGTCTGCTCCACCCACCGTTTGACGGTGTGCTTCACAAAGTGCAGGTCTTGCTGTTCCGTGTTCGAGAACGTGCCGAATTGCAGGTCTTGAAGGAACACGGGCGGCAACGACAGGATGCGCGCGATTTCCTTGACGCAGAAATTCTGCAATTCCAAAAGCTGCATTTCTTCCGGCGAAAAGCCCATCTTTTCCAGACGGTGCCCTTCCGGCATTGCCAGGATAGGACGGCCATCCTTCTGCAACTGCATCATTGCCTTGTGAACGTCATCAGACGCCCGAGATGCCGCCGCGCCGGTCGTGAATGGCCCCTGCAAAACAGCCGGTGGAATGCCGCCAGACTGAAATGCCTTTGCCCCATACTCGGACGCCGCAATAGCCATGCCAAGCGCATTGCGCAGCGTCTTTACGGGGCCATAGTGCTTAACCATGTCCTCGTGCAGCATAAACGGGATGTCGATGATTTCCGACGCCTCATACCGCTTGCCGGAATAGGTGTAATACCGCGACCACTTGTCGGAATAGACCGTGACCTTGGACGGGTCTAGCGGCCAGATATTCCTGACCTCGCCACGCCCGTTGCGCTCAATGTAGCTGAAAGCGCGCCCGCCGGTGAATACTTGGTCAAAGCTATACTTGCGCCATGCGAACGACGATTGCTCCGGGTTTGGCGCATCATGAAGGACGCGAGAAAGCGGCGTGTTGAGCCTTTCGCGCCCTTCATCCGTGCGGCGGTATACATGCAGCGGCAAACCCGCGACGGTGCCTGAGAGGAAGTTGACGCCAGCCCAAAAAGCCGGGATGCCAAGGGCCTTTGTGGTGGTGACATACACCCCAGACGCGGCCACATTGGACGTAAGGCCCAGAACCTCCAAGAAGTTCGGGGCGCTCTGCGTGGTTGTCACCTCGCGCACTTCTGCCTTTTTGCGGCTGAAAAAGCCCATGCATCCCGCCTGCTAGTTTGCAAACCTTATAACACATTGATGCTAAGTTGCAAACACTATGCCGAAATCGAGAAATCCGGGTTTTCCCAAGGCGACGTGATCTTGCGCTCCGGCTCGTGCGACATTGCCCCAACAGCCATCGCCAGCGCCACCAGCCCGTCAATCCGCGCGCTAGACTTGCTCTTGTCCAGCTTCCGATTGCCCGCCGGGTCGCTTACAGCAATAGCCCCCGCCGCGCACATATTCAGGATAGGGTTGCCGCCGTGCCGCAACTGACGACGCGCAACCATCTTTTCCAGCTTATCAACCGCCGGGGCCATATCCTTGAAGCCCTGACCGAACGGCACAAGGGGCAAGGAAACGCCTATGTCGTCCAGTTCCCGCTTCAAGTCGTTAATACGCCATCGGTCGTAAGCAATCGCCTCAAATCGGTATTCCTCGGCAGCCTCCGCCAGCGCCATCGCCACAACGTCCGGCCTGATAACAGGACCGTCAATCAAGGTCAGATACCCATGATCCGCCCACACGTCATAGGGCACCTTGTCCAAGCTGGACTTTTCCTTGATACCATCACGCGGCAAAAAGAACCTCGGCACAATGTGGGTTTCGTCTCCATCAGGCACCGCGATAACAAACGCGGTCAAGTCTCGGCTGGCGGAAAGGTCAAGACCGCCCCAAGCAACGGCACCAGCCGCAGGCGAAGGCGCGGCGTTGTTCGCCTCCCATTCCGACCGGCTGAGAAATGGTGCGCTCGCTTCGATCCTTTGGTTTAGATACAGCCATCGAAACGAGTTTTCCTTGGCTGGCAGTCGCGCGGCCTGTTCCGCAAAACTTTCCAAGTCCGACAGGCTGCGAAACTTTCCCATCGCCGGGTTTGCCGCAAGCCATGCATTTCGGTCGTCTAGCGCGCATCCCTCTGGCGCTGTATACAGATGGCATACAATGCGCGGGTCTTTGGACGCCTGCGCATCATCAATCCATGTTGAAAATAGATCACCATCTGTCGCGGCCTGCGTAGATATTGCAATCCTGAGCGGGTTGTCATACGCGCCCTGCGCTGTTTCGATTGCCTCAATAAAGGCGTCATGCGGCCCCCTTATCTGCCCAACCTCATCCAGAATTGCCAAGACAGGGGAAAGGCCGTGAGCCGTCCCTGCTTCTGCGCTGATAGCCTTGTATTCGACATTCATCGTCAGCCCGACAATGCTTTTCCCGCTCGGCACAATCCGGCATATCTTTTGCAGATCGGGATTGAGATGAACCATCTTCTGCGCCAGCTTGAACACTAGCGCCGCCTGGTCCCGTGACCGCGCGCCAGATATGATCTGAGAATTTTGCACCGCCTCCGGCCCGACAATGTGCGCCAAATCCAGAGCAGCAATCAAAGCCGATTTGCCGTTCTTTCTGCCCACAGCCAAAATGGCCAATCGCGTCTGTGCCGGGTTGTCGTAAACTGCAAGAATGAACGCCTCTTGAAAAGCGTCAAGGCGCATCGGTTTGCCCACCTGTGCGCCCTCGGGTATCCGGCAGTATCGCTCAATGAAGGCGCAAACTTTCTCACCACGCGTTAGCCTTAACCTGCCGGACCGCCACGCGCGCAGCTTTGGTATTGGACCAGACCGAATAGCGTTTCTGACAACGGCTGGAAGCCTCGGCATCAACTCGGCCTTGCAAGCAAATCATCATCAAGCGGGCTTTCCGCCTCGATCTCTTTCGCCCTGCTATTGCGCGTCCCGACATTGCGGTTATCACCGCCGTTTCGCGCGCGCGCGTGAAGCGCCAAAGACCGACGCCCAGAGTAAATATCACCAGTCAGCGATTTAACCACTCTGGCCCTCGGATTTTCAACCGTAGTGCCGTTTTCGCGCACGGCGATAAAGCCCTCTTCGCGCAAAAGCTGTTGCTCTCTATTAAGGTCAGCCATGGACCGCGCTAGCATCGCGGCAAGCTCTAGCTGGTGCGCCGTCCACTCGCTTCGCGCAAATTCGTCTATGACATTGGCAAAGAACGGCAGGTCAACGTCAGACAAGGGGACATGGCTTGGGGGATGAAGCTGGACACCAGCGCCTGACATCGCCTTGACGCGGCCCTCTGTGCTGTCAATTCGCTGCTTGCGCGGCATTGTGAGCAATCCTCATGTTTTAGCCAAAGATTATTAGTCTCGTTACATTTTTGGGTTTAGCGTTAAAAAACGGCTGCCCCCGCCGTTCCCCTT